TATTCTGCCTTTCATAGTTCTTATGCCTTTCTTGGCATAATACTTTTGAGCAGAATCCAAGAGTTCCATATAATCTCTTATGCTTTCTTTTTTTTCAATTACTAATGTTTCTAAGTCTAAATAGATTGTTGTTGTCATGATCTTTTCTTCCTTATGATATACAATAACATATATTGCTATAGTTTATAGTCATACAGCTGGACTATGTTTACTAACGATAGATTGGTACTGCAATCTTATCGCCAGGTTTGATCTGACGACTTGTTGCACCTCCTTCCATCTTACTAGATTCTGCTACTGCTGTTGATACAGCATCTCTAATACTGTAGTCAATAGTAGAATTAACATTGGAGTCTTTTATAATTGACTCCATTGTTTCACCATAAGAAACAGTGTGAACGACGTATCGTTCTGGCTGAGTTGGTGTTGCAACGTACATTGTTGCACCTGTTGCTACTACCATTACTGTTAAGATTGCTACGATTTGTTTTTTCATTTTAATCCTCCTGGTTGCTTTTAATGTCTTCCCAAGACTAATAAATTAAACAGCAGACATCGACATGTATGTCTGCACGGTCTCGAGGCCCAGCTCTCCCTTGAATAACACCCTGAATCAAAGCAGGGGGGGCGAACTTTAGCTCCGAGACCACTTATATATAAAACACTTACCCCGTCTGAAAAATTTTCAAATTTTCGCCTCATATAGGAATTATCAATTACAAAACAAAAATGAGAAAAGAAAAAAATAAAAAAACGCTTCGCTCTAAAACGCAATCTCAAAAATATACACCACAAAAATTTCCCTTATATAGCGAACATATGTACGGACCAATCTAACGATTGGTCCAGACAAAAAGAAAACCCGTAGCTTCCTACGGGTTAGTAATGGTTCTTTAATTTAAATATATCAGCGATAACATGATCGACTAATATTTTACTATGTTCGACTTTGTTAAACAAATAAAAAGCTATAAGAATACATCGTTTATCCTCTTTACTTAATCGATAACTCATTTTATCGTATTTCATAAGTAAATTTACGCTCCATAAATTTCTTAATTGCCACACTTGCGCTTTAGGATGTAATCTTTTCATAATTACATAATAATAATTAAATATCATGAAGACCAAAAAGTTTTCATCCTGAACGCGGTAATTAATATATTTTTTATGTTCTTTAATTAACTTACGTATGAGTAATACTATCTTGATTTCTCGAGCTCCGTTCATTACTGTCATTGTTTAAATCTCACCTTCGTTTCGCTACGCTCGTATCATAAAATTCACACATGCCATCAAGTATTTTATTATATATAATTATAAAATTAGAATTTTCGAAGTATTTAAAATAATATAATATAACGACCTGAATGAAAGCCTTAACATCGTCGGCTAACGGTATCCGATTTTTAAAATATTTAGCATATTCACTAACTTCGACAAAGTTAGTATCGGAAAGATGATCGTACCATCCATCTTTAAAATCGTATAATAAACGATGTGCTATATTATATATATCTGATATCATAATATAGAGATCTGATGGATAATTCATCCTCCAATGATTTGAGTGAAGAAACTGATTTATATAAAGTATCATATCTTCTTTTAATTTAGCGCAGTGTATATCGTATTCCTCTTCGTTAAGATATTTAGTAATACTCATTATTTAAATTTCTCCATATAATGCTGAGCCAGATCGACAAGATCTTTTAATTTAGAATTATTATATTCAGTTGCGTTATAATTAAATAATGCAACGTTTATTATTTTCTTTTCTTTTTTAGACGGATAATATTTATTTTTTGCTTTATGAGACATAACGAGATTTAAATAAAATTTCGACGCAATCGGCTGTATTCTATCTCTCGGATAAGATGCTTTAAACATAGAATAAAATAAATTATAAACAAAATGCACGACGAAACTTTTATCGTGTATCTTATATTTTCTATATCGAAAATTAGAATTAATAAGTTTATATATATATTCTACTATTCCTTTTTGTCTGTCCATTTAAATTTACCCTTCAAATAAATTTTTGCTTAGTCTTATGATTTTTTCAGAAATAAAAAATAAAAAGTCATAATCATCTTGATGATAGCAAAAAGAAATTAACGTAATCAACTTACGATATTTTTCTGGTAAAACATATTTCGTGTCTTGTTGTATTAAAACATGAGCTCTAATAGAACTAACATTTTTTAATACGTGATGACCAGGCGATAATTCTCTTATTATATCTTTATATAAATAATAAATAGTACAGACTATATTTTCAGAAGCTTTATTTATATACCGAGATTTAGCTGACTCTATAGAATTTATATATTTAAGTACGGCTATCGTTTTAGCTTTTGGCGACATATTTTCCTTCTCGTATTGTTTTACAAATTTTATCGGATAAGTTCCATGGCAGATCACGAATATTATTATATAATAGATACGTAATTTTTATATAAC